TTTGACTAAATCATTATTTGAAAATAAAAGAGAATTTTCTGAATTTATTTCAAAAATTAATAAATTAGTTTTAGGTTAGTTCTATAAATACATCACATTGTTTTTTAGTGTGTTAATTATGAAATCATTTTCCTCATTCATCACAGAAAAGAAATCTATTAGTAAAGAATTCGCAAAGAAAGTTGGCGACGAGCTAAACGTCAATTGGAATGATATAGATTTAGAGCAATTAAGAAAGGGAATGGAAGTCGAACAAGAACACGACGATAGTTCCGAAACCGATGTTATTCCAGGTTCACACGATTTTCATAAGATTGCAAAAGTTGCATTAGCACATCTCAAAGAACTTCCTGATTATTATGATCGTCTTGCAAAGATGGAAAAATAATACAATTCTTTTTTTTTATACTTGGGGGTTATTATGTCGAAGTCTCTTCCTACGGACTACCAGACTTACATTCATTTAAGTCGATATTCAAGGTGGTTACCAGATAAGAATCGAAGGGAAACATGGGAAGAAACGGTCAAGAGATATTTCGATTTTTTTGATAAACATCTAAAAGAAAATTTTGCATTTTCATTCTCTTTTGAAGAAAGGAAGGAATTAGAAGAAGCGGTATTAAATTTGGAAGTGATGCCCTCGATGAGAGCTTTGATGACAGCAGGGCCTGCATTGGAGAGATGTCATGTTGCCGGATACAATTGCTCCTTTATTGCAATCGATACACCTAGAGCATTTGATGAAATTCTATATGTTCTAATGAATGGAACTGGCGTAGGTTTCTCCGTTGAAAGACAATTTGTGAGTAAACTACCAGAAGTTCCAGAAGAGTTATACGAAACCGATACTACGATAGTTGTAGCTGATAGCAAGATTGGATGGGCAAAAGCATTGAAAGAATTAATTGCAATGCTTTACACAGGACAAATTGCGAGATGGGATGTTTCTAAGGTAAGACCTGCGGGAGCACCATTAAAAACTTTTGGTGGTAGAGCATCGGGTCCAGAACCATTAGTTGAATTGTTTAAATTTTTAATTAGAATATTCAAGCAAGCTAGAGGTCGCAAACTTCAATCTATAGAATGTCACGATATTGTTTGTAAGATTGCCGAAATTGTCGTTGTAGGTGGTGTTAGAAGATCTGCTTTAATATCACTGTCTAATCTATCCGATGACAGGATGAGACACGCCAAAAACGGACAGTGGTGGATAGAAAATCCACAGAGAGCACTTGCGAATAATTCAGCCGCATATACTGAAATGCCAGATGTAGGCATTTTTATGGATGAATGGAAATCTTTGTACGATAGTAAGTCCGGAGAACGTGGAATATTTAATAGAATGTCTGCACAAAAACAAGCAGAAAAGTTTGGACGAAGAGAATCTAATCATAATTTTGGAACAAATCCTTGTGGTGAAATATTGTTGAGATCTAATCAATTTTGCAATTTGTCTGAAGTTGTTATTAGATCTACAGACAGTAAAGAAGACTTGCAAAGGAAAATAAAAATAGCAACAATACTAGGAACTATTCAATCAACGCTAACCGACTTCAAATATATTTCCAAAAAGTGGAAATTGAATTGTGAAGAGGAAAGACTACTTGGCGTTTCGTTGACTGGTATATTAGACAATAACTTTACTGCACACGCCACGGAAGATCTAAAAGACTTCTTGAAGGATATGAGAAATTATTGCATAGAGATTAATCATAATTTGGCAGAAAAACTTGGTATTAATGCATCCGTTGCCACGACTTGTATCAAACCATCCGGTACAGTTTCCGCTCTGGTTAATAGTGCATCTGGTATACATCCAAGACACTCTGAATATTACATCAGAACGGTTAGGGCTGACAATAAAGATCCATTGTGTCAAATGATGAAGGATATGGGATTTCCACATGAAGCGTGTGTGATGAGACCAGATCACGTTACTGTATTTTCCTTTCCAATTAAATCCCCAGAGAAATGTTTGACAAAGGAAGATTTAAATGCTATAGATCATCTTAGTCTATGGCAAACATATTATGAAAACTGGTGCGAACATAATCCATCGGTTACTATATCGGTAAAGGAAAATGAATGGATTGAGGTATCATCTTGGGTTTATAAAAACTTTAGTCAGATATGCGGAATTTCGTTTTTACCTTATAGTGATCACGTGTATAAGCAAGCACCTTTTCAAGAATGTACAGTAGAAGAATATGAAGAACTGTCTAAGAAGATGCCTAAAAATGTAAATTGGAGTAGTAAACTTTCTGAATACGAAAAAATTGATACGACAACCTCTTCACAGGAATTTGCTTGCGTTGGAAATAATTGTGAAATTTCATAGGAAATGATATGATATGTTCGCCTTGTACAAAATCGTGTAGCTTAAAACGTGGAATTTGTCTGGGCTGTTATAGAACAATAAATGAAATAACATCTTGGTCACATTCAACTGACGAAGAAAAGTTGAAAATAAATGAAAGAGCTTCTTGGAGAAAAACGATGAGTTTTCAATCTATGACTGATGAAGAAATTTTACTGAATTCAGTATGTGAATTTTGTCATAGAACTACTTATGAAGTTCAACATTGGAGCAAGGCGAGCATTGACGATAAGCGGAGGATAAACTATATGGCAAACTGGAGAGCAAGTTTGTCCTCTACTTGTTGTGGTGAGTGTAAAACACAAAAATATCCAAATAATGTTTTTAAATATAATAAATCGAATCTGTGTAAGATTTGTGAAAACTTGGTGAAAGAACCTTTGAATGAAGAATAAGTATGTAACGATTGGCATAGATTTATCGATTACATGTCCTGCCATAACTGTACATATAGGCAAAAATTGGAATTGGAAAAATTGTATATTCCACTACTATACTTCAAATAAGAAATCAGTCTTCGGTGATAAGAACTTTGTAGGAACACACTATGCCGATTGGCAAACTGACATGGAGAGATATGGAAACATATCAAGCTATATTCTCTCTATAATAGAAAAATATTCACCACAATCAATCAATTTGGAAGGATATTCATTTGGTTCGACTGGTCAAGTGTACAATATTGGAGAAAATGGCGGAATATTAAAATGGAGATTGTTTTCTGCTGGATATTCTTGTAATATTGTACCACCCACTGTAGTTAAAAAGTTTGCCACTGGAAAGGGCAATGCAAATAAAAGTTTAATGTACGATCACTTTGTTCTTGACACAAATTTGAATTTGTGCGATATTTTGAATTGCAAAACTTCGGATAAGAGTCCATGTTCGGATGTTGTAGATTCATACTTTATTTGTAAATATGGACTTTTTAATTAGGAATGTCAAATGACAAAAGCATCAAAATATGGATTGGATGTAGATTCTCCTTCCGTAGATAGCAAACTAAGCAATCAAGAAAATTATCAAAAGATTGCACAAGAACTTGCACAAATAAATTTATTTCAAGAAATCGTTGAGCAATACGTTGCAAAATTATTGACTGATAATGTTGGTAATTTTGTTTCAATGTTGTTAAGCGGTTCTTCATTTTCTTCTGTTTTTTCAGGAGGTGGTAATAGCGAATTTAGGAATAGTTTTGCCACTGGCATTTCTAATGCAATTAATGATCCTAGTAATATTGAAGTAAAGACTGCACTGGCAGATTATTTAAATGCGTATTTTGGACTTACTCCTACTACACCAATAGAACCAATTGAGTAAATTATATGACCAAAATTGTTTTTGATTTAGAAACTACTGATTTGTTTCCTTGCGGTCAAATTTTAAATTACGCATTTGTTTGTTTGCACGATAATGGAAGTCGAGAAGAATTGATTGGTGATATTGAATTGAGTCCTGGACAATTGCCATCAGTAGATGCCATAAACACCACAAAGATTAATATATCAGATCATCTTCAGGGAAAACTTGACGATGAATTTCAAGCTATGTCTAAAATACATTCGTTTTTGATTAATATAATAGAAAATAGTCAAAAGCAAGTAGTTATGGTCGGACATAATATTGCAAAGTTTGATTTGCATTTTCTGAGGACTTCATTAATAAGAAACGGATTTAATCCTTACTTCGGAAGAAACCTATCATTTGCCGATACCATACATTTGGCTAAAAAGTATTGTGCTTTACGTCCAGATAAAATTCCTTCAAATTTTAAATTGTCTACCTTAGTAAAAGAATGGCTAAATTGTGATGATCAATCTTTTCACAATTCTCTTTCTGATGTAGAACACACAATAAATTTATTAAACTTCTTTGAGCAAGATGCTAAACTTACTGTAAATTTTAATACGTATGAAAATGTCAAGTTTTCTAAAGAAGAATTGCCTGCAACATATATTGCCACGTTTAAGAACGGCAAGTTGATGGAAACACCTGTTGTAAAAATATCCGAAAATAAAAGTTACTCTTTGTGGTTGGATCTTTCCGTTGATTACAAATCTTTAGGCAGGAGCGCCGTACATTGGTTCAAAAAAGATTTGTCATCTTTTATTCCATTGCGTAGATATACAAATAATAATGAAATTGTTGCAGCCATAAATTTCGTTCATAGTGAAGAGCAATCTTATTATAATGTTGAAACATTTTTTGATAGACAAGTGTGTGATGTAGAAAATCACATTTATTTGATGCCATATTCTGAAATAGAAATTCTTAGAAAGGCGATACATGAAAATAAACTCCAAGGTTTGGAGATGTCGAGTGATTATGCCAAAAAACTTTATATGCGTTTTATGATGAGGCGTGGTAATGAATTCATATTAAGCAAATATGTTTCAAATAGATACTTCAATAAACAATTTGTGATAGATAAAAATGATGTAAACATTACACATTGGACTTTGCAAGAACAATACAAAAAGGCTTTGGAATTAAGCTCCAAGGAAAGTTCTAATCATATTAATAGTTTAATAGAATTGTATGAAAATTTTGCAAAAAAGTTTGATTATGCTTTAGAGTCGTGTTAATATATAATAGTATTAAATAGAGTTTTCCTATGGATTTAAATTTTTGGACAATATCGATAGCCGTTGCATTCGTAGTAGGCTTAATATTAGGTTTTGTAGTGCAAGACTTAATTCACGTCAATCATATCGAATCAAAGGTTAAATCCAAGCTAAAGAAAGAGAGAATGCACATTTGGGTATCGGCTTGGAGATATTGTATTTTTCGTGTAACGGATGAGTGGAACGATAATGTAGAAGCATTTGCCATTCGTTGCGCCGAAGATACATTTGAGGATTGGCACAAAACATTAGAAAAATAGGAATCTCCATAATTCGGAGATAAAAATGCTAATTATAGATTTTAATCAGATCATCATCTCATCGTTGATGGCACAATTAAAGAGTGACAAGACAAAAGAAATAAATGAGAATTTAGTAAGACACATAGTACTATCGAACATACTACATCTAAAGAAAAAGTTTCCAGAATACAAAGAAATTGTTTTAGCTGCCGACGATAAAAATTACTGGCGCAAAGATTTTTTTCCATACTACAAAGCACAAAGAAAGAAGTGGAGAGATGATTCCGAATTTGATTGGAATTTAATTTTCAATTGTCTAAACAAGATAAGAAACGAAGTCTCGGAAACCTTTCCGTACAAAGTAATACGTGTCGAAAAGGCCGAAGCTGATGATATTATTGCCACACTCTCAATAGATAAATCTCGTTCTGGCGAAAGTGTGATGATAGTTTCCGCTGATAAAGATTTTGTGCAATTGCAGAGATTTGATAACATCAGACAATATTCACCATTTATGAATAGGTTCTTGAATCATCCAAATCCTTTGGAATTTTTAAAGGAACATATACTACAGGGCGATAGAGGTGATGGTGTACCAAACTTCTTATCAGCCGATGACACATTTGTTTCCGATAAAAGTCAGAAACCAATTCGCAAAGAGAAACTTGCAACTTGGCTCAAGTCTGATCCAAAAACATTTTGTGATGATATAATGTTTAGAAACTTTAAAAGAAATGAACAAATAATTGATCTTACAAAAATACCAGAAGATATAAAGGATAAGGTTAGACAAAATTATTCGTCATACATAATACCTAGTAGGAATAAATTATTTCCATATTTTGTCGAGAATCAATTAAATTTGTTATTGGAGGATATCAATGACTTCTAAAATAAGAACTGTGGGTGATGTGATAGATGCGGTAAGGAAAGAAATCAAAAAGGCAGACAAAAAGAAACTTCTCAAAGAACATGATACACTTGCATTAAGAACATTACTGAGGCTTCAATTTGATGCAAATCCGATTGTTAAGCACGATTTGGCCGAAGGTGTACCAGAAGGTTCCATAAAGTCGTGGCCACATGAAGAGGCGCCTGCCAATCTTTCGACTATATATAAAGAGTACAAGAATTTTTTGTCTGCTAATACTCACATGACCAAAGTTAAAAGAGAAATGAATTTTTTAAAAATTTTGGGCAAATTGAATACTAGAGATGCAACAATATTAGTCAGTGTAAAAGACAAAAATCTTGACTTGGGTTTAACGAAAAAGGAATTACAATCAGTTTTTCCTGATACCTTTTTTTAGGATTTTATGTCGAAGAAAAATATTCTAAGGTCGGTTTCTAAATTTGTTTTTCATTTGTCTTTGTTTTTGCTGACCTTTCATTTTACGTTTTACTGCTTTTCACTGTTCATTGATTTAAGCGAACCATTGCCCAATTCTGGAGTTGCAACAGACGCTATAAAAAGAAATCCTGTCATACACGAAATTTTCAGTAAAACTAGATGGTCGGAAGTTAGACCATGTGCTGAGTACATAAATGAAATGCAGCAATTTGATAAGGCCAAATCTTGTTCAAATTTAGCATTTGTATCGGAATACAACAAAACATTACCGGATAGTGTTTCAACACCACCTAGATGTTTTGTGCTTCCACATGGCTCACCTGATGTATTCTTCAGTGAAGAAAATTACATGAATTTTAGTCCGATAAGAATCGGTAATATGGGCTTCTTATCCATAGTAGGATTATATCATCCTGAAACCGAAACAATATTTCTTGTGGAAAATTATGATATAGCAAAGGTGTATAGACATGAATTGCAACATTATTTTCAACATAAACTTGACCCTCAATTATTAAAGCATAATCATAAAGGTTTAGTATGGAATCTTTGCGAACCTAAGTATTATACGACTTCACAAGAACAAATAAATTTATATAAACAACAACTACACTTGATTAGAAATCAATAGTGTGTTATAGTTAAATTAAGTTTACAAGAATAGTATTTAATACTATTAAGAAAAAAAGTTGAAATGAAAGTCTCGAATTTTAATAAATAAATGGAGATACATTGTATGCCAACATACGATTATCAATGTCAACAATGCCTACACACTTTCGAGGAGGTTTTAAAAATCGATGACCGCAATCTACCTACTTTGTCTCCTTGCCCTCAATGTAACACAGAACAATCAATACTGCTTATCGTGGGTTCGCCACTAATAGCAGATCCAATTCGTATCGGTGTAAAAAAGCCTCATGGAGCATTTACTGAAAGAATGCAGGAAATGAAGAAGAGGCTAGGTCCAAAGGCAAACATTCAAGTATAAATGAAAAACGATAATAACTACCTAAAGTACAACCTAGAAGATATTGATTTATCTGAATTTGAAAATATTGAAAATGCTGAAATTGAAGATAGATCAATTAAAATAGAAGATAAGAGAAGACGACAAAAAAAATTATTGAGGCGCATGTACGATTTAAAGTTCATAGAGCCAATAACAGAAAATCAAAAATTAGCATTTGAACATTGGTCAAATGATAAAAATTTGTTATTATTTGGTGCCGCAGGGTCCGGTAAAACTTTTTTGGCAATTTATTTTGCACTAAAAGAATTAAAAGCTGGAACCGTGAACAAAATTTATATCGTCAGAAGTGCCGTTACTACTAGAGATCAGGGATTTCTTCCTGGTTCATTAGCAGAAAAAATGGCTCTGTATGAAATGCCATATAGAGATATTTTTAAACACATGACACTAAGAGCCGACACCTACGATATACTGAAAACAAAGGGATATTATGAGTTTATGTCAACTTCTTACATAAGAGGTTTAAACATAGACGATGCAATCATAATATTAGATGAAGCACAAAACTGTACATTTCATGAAATAGATTCTCTGTTGACACGAGTTGGTAAAAACACAAGATTGATATTATGTGGTGACACTGCACAAAATGATTTGCAAATGCATAAAAAGATGGAAACTGGTATTAATGAACTGATATCTATTGTACATGATATGGAAGAGTTTGGTTGTGTAAAATTTACAATAGATGATATCGTAAGATCAGGCTTTGTAAAGAAATATTTACTTGCAAAAATGCGACTAGGTGTATTATAATCACCTGTCATTTATCATATTGGAGTTTATTATGTTGGTGATTATGTTTGGTCACAGAATGTATCGTGGCAAAGATACTGCTGCATTACATTTGATAGAGAAGCACGGATTTAAGAGATTTGCATTTGCCGATGCGCTTAGACACCACGTTGGCAAATTGTACAATATGTCTTGGGAACAGTTGAGCACAGAACTTAAATCCGTGGTTGATACAAGATACAATCTTACGCCTAGACAAATATTGCAAGATTTTGGCAGAGAGCAAAGAAATAGAGATCCACATATTTGGGTTAGACAGGTTTGTGAAGAAGTCAAAAATTCAGGGCTCAATAAAGTTGTAATAACAGATTTTAGATATCCAAACGAATATTATTACACCAAAAAGTCACTTGAAGATTGTAATGCAAGAATAGTTACTATAAGAATAGATAGACCAGAACTAGATGATGCGCCGCTACCTGGAGCACAAAATGAATCCGAATTGGCTTTATCCGATTTCGGCGAATGGAATCACATTATAAATAATGATTCGAGTGTGGATGATTTACATAAAAAGATTGAATATATATACCACAACATAAATGCTCAATTTATAGGAAGCTAAACATGTCGAGTAAAGATGCACTAAAAGAATTATTAAAGTCCGTCAAAAATAATGATGCCGTAAAAGCCGAAGAATCTTTCAAGAAGGTTATGGCCGAAAAGATCGTAGCAAAGATCAAAGAGCATTATAAGACGGTAGCAAAAAATATGTTCAAAAAGTAACATATTTAAAAAATAATGAACATTTTATTTGACTTTTTTCTCGATACGGTTTAGTATAATATTTGACTATGGACAAATTCTGATGGCGAGAAAAAAGCAAATGGAGTGTTTAGATACGGCCACAAATCAAGTTAAAATATTAACGCCAGAGAAGTTTTCGATGATGGTCGAAGCTAAGGTTCAAACCGGCTTGACATATCTTGAGGCTATTATGGAATTTACCAATGAATATGATGTCGATCATACCGTGATCAAAAAACTAATCACACCAAACATTAGCTTCTCATTAAAACAAGAAGCCATTCAATTAAATCTAATTAGAACCAAAACAAAAAAGAATTCAAAAAAATTATTCTGATGAGCAAAGTTGAAAATTATTATGTAATGTTTAGAGCTTTACAGAAACATTTCACCACGAAGTACGATTATTTTAAATATTCTGGCAATTGTAAGATCTCTAAGACTTACATGAAAAATAATGAGTTGACCTGTTTTGCATTAATGAAAAGATATGATATAGAATCGTACAAATGGTTATGCATATCAAATCTAATAAAAAATCCAAACATATGGCTAAACAATTTACTTGAAAGCGGTAGTGAAGAAAATTATCATAATAAGATAAAAGATCTGTCTGCATTGTCATACAACTTTAAGAATGACATGCATAACATAATACAGACTGGCGATTTCAATAGTATGCTATCACCAAACTCGGAAGAATTGCCCGTGGTGTATAGAATGACCAGAAAAGGCGAGATTAAATTAGAAACCTTAATAATTCTACACAAACTTTTGAATATTTTTCAAATTTGGTCAAAATACTATGATGATATAGTTTTGTGTGAATCTTTAAAAATCTGGACAAAGTACGAAAAATTTGTTGACATCAAAAAGCAATCAATGTATAAAGATGTCATCATTAATATGTGTTCTGTGGATAAGTTTAATAATAATAAAAGGGAATAATAAAATGGCAAAATCAATATCTGATCTCAGATCAAGTCATAAATCTAATTTAGAATCTTTGCAGAAGCAATTAGAAGATCTTTCTAAAGGCAAAGATAATTCAACTGAAGATAATAAGTATTGGAAGGCAACGCTAGATAAGGCTGGAAATGGTTCAGCGATTATTCGATTTCTGCCAGCACCAAAGGGTGAAAATGCTCCATTCGTTAAGTATTGGGATCACGCATTTAAAGGTCCAGGCGGCTGGTATATCGAAAGATCTTTAACTACCTTGGGCGCAAAAGACCCGGTGGCTGAATCAAATGGAAAGTTGTGGAATGCCACTTCTGATGATAATTCTCCAGAAAGACGCACGGTGAGAGAACGCAAGCGAAGACTGCATTATGTGTCAAATGTTCTAGTGATAAACGATCCTGCGAAGCCTGAGAACAATGGTCAAGTGTTCTTATTCAAGTACGGCATTAAGATATTCGAGAAGGTTAGCTCACTAATCTTACCACCACAAACTGGATTAAAGCCAAAAAAGCCAACAGATCCATTTGACTTTTGGAGTGGCAGAAACTTTGTTCTTGACATAAGAAAGGTTTCTGGTTATGCTAATTTTGATACTTGTGAATGGGATGAACCTTCGGAAGTTATTGACAATGGTTCAGATTCAGACTATGATGAATTATGGTCTAGATGTCATAGTTTACAAGCTATCGTTGCTCCAGATCAATTCAAGACCTATGAGGAACTTGAAGCAAGATTCTTGAGAGTGACCGGTTCTGATGGTAAGAGAGCGCCAGAAAATGCTGTCATACCAAATAAACCTGTAGCGCCTGTCTTTACTGAAGAAGATGAGGATGATTCGCCAAGTCCATTTGCTTCCACGACTGATGAAAGTGATGAATTTGAATTTCTAAATCAATTGATGAGTAAAGTTGACGGCGTTTAACTATACTGATGTGTGGGTGGTGTTACCACCCACATTAATATGATGGAGAAAAAAATGAAAAAAGATCGTTTGTTTTGGTATTTTGTATTTTCGTTTCCTGTCTTTGTTTCAATTGCCTTAACTGTTCTGGTCCTTGTAATCTTCTCGTCACCTAAAAAGACTGAACCAAACGATCAAAAGTTGTTTGAGTTTGGTAATCCAGAATTCAAACAAAACTATACATCGCACAGGGTATGGGGCAAATATGAATCTAGTGAGAAAGGCACCAGAAGGACGAATAGTTCTTTGTCCGTATGCTGTAATTCACAAGTATACTGTAGTAGTGAATTTCTAAAAAAGATTGATGGACTGAACATGTATAAACTACACATATCAGGAAACTTCAATAACATATCAAAAACGATGAACTGTCTCAGAGATATCGATTCTACGTTTTAGGAAACGGAACTTAATAATGCCTTTTTCTGCAATTCATAAAAATATGGCTCTTCTGGTCTTGGTTTAATATTACCCCTTGGTGGTGTCGAGGCGCCACCATTTCCTCCTCCACTCGACATATTATTCATAATAACTGGTGATGATTGTGTGGTTCTTGCATTCATAGAGGTTTGCAATCCTGCATTCTGAGCAGAATTGCTTGCAAGTGCTCGTGACATAGAGGGTACCGATGGTTCAACGGACATATTTTGAACAGATGGTGACACACTCATTTGACCAATTTGATATTTTTGCCTATAAGCCTCGGCGGAAGAACTGCCTGCAACGTTAGATAATCTTTGAAGTGCCTGGGCAGGTGTTGCCACTCCTCTAAAATTGGCAGGATTTAAAGCCATATCTCTGGTCAATTGCAGAGGTGCATTCGGATTTGCTCCATATTGTCTCAATAATGACTTAGCTCCTCCTGCACCTAGGTTGTGTGCAAGATATGCGGCCGTTGCTTCGTCCGTAAATCCGCTTTCCTTCATCACACCTTGCATAGATTTCAAATTATCTTTATATAATGCGGCTGCCATTTCCGCATTTTTCACAGGGTCCATTCTTATTTCATTTAAATCTCCACCGAATCCTAATTTTTCTGCATACTGTCTTCCAGTTCCTTTTGTAAACTGAAACAGTCCCATAGCACCGGTTGGACTGACCGCACTAGGGTTAAATCCAGATTCGTGTCCCGCCATTGCAATAAAGGCCGCAGGATCTATTCCGTGTTTTTCGGCAACGCCGGTTAGCATTGCTTGCATCTCAGGCTCAAGTTTGCCTTTTGTCTTTGGTGCCGGTATCGGCGCAGGAGGTATCATACCGGCAACACCGCCTGATGTTCTGATACTACTGCGACGATTCATTACATTAGATCTTGGCATGGGGGCCGGTTGTGGTGCAGGCATTACGTTTGTAGCAGATTCGGATGATACACTAATACCATCGCCTTCTTGTGATACATCCCTTGCCGCCAATGCAAGATCTATTCCTACAGATGCTGCGGTTCCAAGACCAGGTATGGTGCTGGCCGCACCGGATGCTATTTCCATTCCGGCTCCAGTCCAGTCGCCCTCAAAGGCTCTTTGTATTGCAAACAGTCCGCCGGCTATGGCACCCGCTATTGGTATTTTTTTCAATGCAGATTTACCAACATTTTTACCAATAACTTTTGGTGCTATTTTTTCAAACGCAGATTTTGCAGACTTTGATATAATTTTTCCAGCACCAGTTTTTGCTATACCTTTTGTGATAGCACTTGTTGCAACCTTTGCGACACTACTTACCGATTTAGCGGCCTTTGTGGCCACCTTTGCGATTGATTTTACGACCTTCCCACCAGCCAAACCCCCAACTATTGATGTTATAGCTGAAATGATTTTTTTAATAGATTTTGGAAATAAAGATAACGCCGCAGTTGCTGAAC